AAGAACATACTGAAAGATTAGTTGAAGTACCTAAAGTACCTCAATCATCTTTAAAAGAAAAAATAATGGGTAAAAAACCTATTAAAAAACAACAATTTGTAGGTAATAGTATGTTAAATGATTTACTAAACGAAACAGCAGCAGGAGATACAAATTTAAACTCAGGAAATTCACCTGCAAGTTTATCACAACCTTTTGCAACAGGTGATCCTTTACCAATGAATACAGCAGGCATGCCCAATTCAGTAGCAAAAGCAGTAACAAGAGATTACAGTGGTTTAATGAACGCAATAGCTAAAAAGAAAGGAAACTAGTAAATGGCAAACGTAAGAGATTATATAAGAATAAATCCTATAGATATAGATAATAGGAGAGCAATAGGTGTTAGATTTCCATTTAATGCTGAAGGTGTATTTTTCTCTACTTATGAAACAGCTGAACAAGTAAAAAGTAACCTATTAAATATAATATTAACAGAACCAGGAGAAAGAGTATTTAAACCTAATTTTGGTGTAGGATTAAGAGAATATCTTTTTGAAAATTTTACAGATACAGAATCTTTAAGAGCAAGAATCAACAATCAAATAAATCTTTATCTCCCCCAAATTGAATTAACAAATGTAACTGTAGATAAATCACCTGATAGTCATGAATTATATGTAGGTATATTCTATAGATTAATAAACAATGGAGAAGAAGACGCTATACAAATTAATTTTGCGCAAGATAGTAATTTAAGTGAATCTTCAACACCTTCACCTAATGTAGGAGGAGGATATTAAATAAAAAAACATGGCTTATAATAAAATATCAAATACAACACCTATTAAAGACATAAAATATCTTAATAAAGATTTTAATTCTTTTAGATCTGACTTAGTTGAATTTACTAGAACATATTATCCTGACACTTTTAATGATTTTACAGAAGGATCTCCAGGTTTAATGTTTATGGAAATGGCTGCTTATGTTGGTGACGTTTTATCTTATTATGTAGATACTCAATTACAAGAAACATTTTTAGATACGGCTCAAGAAAGAACAAACTTATTTCATTTAGCATATACTTTAGGTTATAGACCAAAAGTAACCTCAACATCAGTTACAGATATAGATGTATTTCAATTAATACCTTCAAAAGGACCCACAGGTAATAAAATACCAGATTTTGAGTACGCTTTAAATATAAACCAACCTACAGCATTTGAGGCATCAAATGGAACAGAATTTTTATTACAAAATTCAGTAACTTTTAGTAATTCATCTTCTTTTGATCCCACAGAAGTAAGTATTTATTCTTTAAGTGGAAATGATCCTGAATATTATTTATTAAAAAAGTCAGTAAAAGCTATATCCGCTACTAGAAGATCAACTACTTTTGAAGTAGGAAATTTAGAAAGATTCTTAATTTTAAACTTAATAGATAATAATATTATATCAATAGAATCTATAGTAGATTCAAATGGAAATGAATATACAGAAGTCCCTTACTTAGCACAAGACACAGTTTTTGAAAATATATCAAATGTACAGGGTACTAGTCCTACATTATATGAATTTTATGATGAAACACCTTATTTATTAAAATTAAAAAGAGTACCAAGAAGATTTGTAACTAGATTTACATCTAATGGAATATTAGAAATACAATTTGGTGGTGGAAGTTCAGATAAAACAGATGAACAAATAGTACCTGTACCAGATAATATAGGTTTAGGGGGTAGAGACGGAAGAAGTAAATTAGACCAATCTATAGATCCTTCAAACTTTCTATACACAGAAACATATGGTAAAACACCTTCAAATACAACTTTAACAGTTAATTATTTAGTAGGAGGAGGATTAAATTCTAATGTTCCCTCTAATACCATAACAAAAATTAAAGAAACAAATATTTCTACTAAACCTAATTTAAATGGCAGTATAGTTTCTTTCGTTAAAGAATCATTAGCCTGTAATAACCCAGAAGCATCAACGGGTGGTGGGTCAGGTGATACTGTTGAAGATTTAAAACTTAATACAGCTGCTGCCTTTGCGGCTCAACAAAGAACAGTAACTAGAGAAGATTATATTATAAGAACATTATCTATGCCCTCTTTGTATGGTAGTATAGCTAAAGCATATATAGTAAAATCTACAGATATAGAATCTACAACTTCAGACACAGAATCATCTCAAATATCTTCAAATTTATATATTTTAGGATATGATAGAAATAAATACTTCACTGCATGTAATAATGCTACTAAAACAAATTTAATAACATATCTTAATTATTATAAACCACTAACAGATTCTATTAATATAATGGATGCTTTTATAATTAATTTTGGAATTGATTTTGAAATTACAACTTTTAGAAATAATAATAACCAACAAGTTTTACTTGATTGTATATCTGAATTAAAAAATTATTTCAATGTAGATAAATGGGGGATAAATCAACCCATTATAGAGTCAGAAGTTATTAATTTAATAGCAAATGTAAAAGGAGTACAATCAGTAATAAATGTTACATTTAATAATTTAGCGGGTCAAGAAAAAGGATATTCTAGATTTAGATATGATTTTAAAACAGCTACTAAAAATGGAATAATTTATCCTTCTTTAGACCCTAGTATTTTTGAACTAAAATACCCAGACACAGATATTAGGGGTAAAATAAAACAATATTAAAATGGCATATTACTCTATATTTCCAGAAAAAGACGCTACAATATATAGTCATCCCGATAGAATAAACATGAATACGGGTCGTGATGAGATTCTTGAATTAGTTGAAGAAAAAGCAACCACAGGAGAAATATATTATACTTCTCGTATACTAATGAAATTTGCAAACTTAGATATAAAAGATGTTATAGAAAATAAATTATCAGGTGTAGCAAAAGAAGTAACCCCTAATAATTTAGAAATATGTTTAAATTTATATTCTACTGAACATAAACAGTTAGCAAATAGTCATACAATAGAAGTTTTTCCTTTATCCCAATCATTTACTGAAGGTACACAAAGGTATGAATCAATTCCACCATTTACAGCTACTGGTAGCCTCCAAGCAGCAAATGGAGTAACATGGGCCCATAGAACAGAATTAACATCGTCCACATGGCCCACTACTAACTTTAATACAGGAGCAACAGGATCATATACACTACAAGCAGGAGGTGGAGTATGGTATATAGGTAATGATTTTAGGGGTGAAAATAGTTACTTTGAAAGTGATGATTTAGATACTAATATTAACGTTACTTCTATAATACAGAAATTTTCGTCTAGTTATTATACAGGAGCTACATATCCTGATGCTATAATTAATAATGGTTTTATAATTAAAAAACCATCAAGTATAGAAGAAGATAATTTTAATTATGGGGGTTTAAGTTATTTTTCAACTAATACCCACACAGTTTATCCTCCTAAATTAACTTTTAAATGGGATGATTCAACTTATACAACAGGTAGTGGAACTACAGCTTTAACTAGTGGAGATATATTTTTATCACTGTATAATAATAAATCAGAATTTCAAAGAAAATCAAAACAACGTTTTAGATTAACAACAAGAAAAAGATACCCAGATAGAACATTTGTAACAAGTTCAAATTATTTAAATACACAGTATTTACCATCAACAAGTTATTATAGTGTTAGGGATGCAGAAACAGATGAAGTAATAATTCCTTTTGATACCAATTATACTAAATTAAGTGCTAATAGTGATGGAATGTATTTTGATTTATGGATGGAAGGATTTCAACCTGAACGTTATTATAAGTTAATGTTTAGAGTTGATAATAGTGATGGAATTAATATTTATGATGAAGATTATTTCTTTAAAGTAGTAAGATAATGAAATTAACTAAAAAAGCATACGAATCAACAGAAACTGATAAATTAATAGATAGATCTTTTAATGAATTAAAATCATCAGTTGATAATGTTTCATTAACAAATTTTTTTGAAATATATAATCAATTATTTTTTCAAATACCCCAAACAGGAACTCTATCCCACACTGCTTTATTTAATAGAAGTGGGGAATATTTACAAGATGCAGAATTATCCTCAGATAAAATTATTAGGGATTTAAGAAACAGTATACAATCTTTAGAACAAAGAATAGCAACTTTAGAATCAGAAAAAAATATTTTAGAAGCTGATAATAAAGTTAAAGAACAAGAAATTTCAATATTAAAACAAAGATAATATAAATGGCTAAAACAGTTGCTGAAAATAATATTACTCGGGTAGACATTAAAAATATAGATGACTTAAAGTCTGTATCAGTTGATAGAAAATTTGGTAGACCCGAAGATTTTGTAGAAGTCCATATATATGATCTTAATAATAATTTATTAAATAGTGTATATGAATACACTGATTTTAATACGGGGGAAAATATAGGGGGATTAACAAATGAAATAAATATTAATCCTCAACAAATACTTAATGAAAATGGTTATAATACAGGTGAATATAGATTAAAAACAAATATACAAAAAAGAAAAATATTTAATTCTATAACTCCTGTTTTTAGAATATCAGAAATATCAGCAACTAGAAACGAATTAAAATTATCTACAACCCAAGGGAATACAGTATTAGACTCTAATTCTAGAAATTATATCCAAACCATCCAAAATTCGACATATCTTAGAGAATTTATATTAAATTTTCAAAATGATATAAATGTAGTAGGGGTTAATATGGATATAGATAAATCTAATCCTAATGAATTTTTATTATTAATAAAACTACTTAAACCCTTACCAGATAATATATCTGTAGGGGATAAACTAAACATAGTAGAAGATATAGTAGATCCTTTAGAAATAATTTATAATTTAGGTGAATTACCTCCTGTAGATACTACAACACCTATAAAAGGACCTAATTTTAAAATTGATATAAGATTAAATCCTAAAGTATCTAATGAATTTAAATCATTTAATGATATATTAAGTACATCTACTACTTCATCTTACCAAAGACTTTTATCTAAATTAAATGGGTATGAAATTCCAGAAATAGATTATGGATATATAAGACCAGTAGACACTGGATCCCTAGATTTTTTAACAGTAACACCAACTCATTTTGAAAATTTTGTTCATTTTGGTAGTGCTACTGAATTATTAAATAACTTTAAATATAAATTAGAATTAATTGAATTATATAATACTCAATTAGGTGATTTAGAAACAATAACTGGAACTACATTACAATCAGCAGTTTATACAAATGCATCTGCTTCTATAAAATTAAAAAAAGAAAACTTAATTCAAGGATTTAGTGGTTATGAACAATTTTTATATTTTGAGTCAGGGGCATATTCTTGGCCAAAAATAAACTCAATAGAACCTTACATATTAGCACATACAACTTCTTCAGAAGCAGAAACATGGTTAGGTAGTGGTGATTCTTACAATTCAAATTATGGTGGTCAATTATTATCCGCTTCTGTATTTGATTCTCAAAACCCTAATAAATTATCTAAATTAATTCCTACTTTTATAGGTGATAAAGAAGAAAACCAACCTTACATGTTATTTTGTGATATGATAGGACAACATTTTGATCCTATTTGGAC